TTGGAACACTAAGTCCAACAATATCAAAAAATATATTAACTTCAAATGAGTTTTCATCTGGCCTAGGGTCAACTTCAACCTTTAAATTATTAACTCTAGGCTCATAGTTTTCAATTGCAATTACAATTTCTGATTGTATATTTGCAGCTGTGCCATAATCAACAAATTCAAATAAACTGGACCTAACGTTTGAACCTAAATTCGGATTAAAAAATCTTTCTTTGAAAATAGTTTCAATTAAATTTCGAACAGAACGTACAATTGCGTTTTCATTTCTCAATATTGTTAGGTCCCTTGTTACCGGATGTGGTACAAAGGATAAGCTAATATCTCTAAATGACCTAGATACCCTTTGATTTGACATCTCACAACTTTTTAATTATTTATCATCACTTCCAAGAAGTGCCATAAGTGGGTTCAGTACCATATTCCCAATCATCATAATCATCATCATTTCGAATTTTTTCATGAAGTTCTACTTGTTTATTCAGATTATGCTTTGGTGCAGAATCATGCATCACTTCTTGAATTACACGATTTGATTGAACGGGAGTATAATCTGTAATGAGACGAGATGTTCCCCACATCTCTCTCATATATGATGAATCTCGGTCAACTGGTAAGTTAGACATACGTTTTTTCCTGTTTTAACGGTTTAAAACAGAACTTTTATAAAGGAGGTTCCTATCTCCTTAGTGACTATTTAACGTTCTAATTCTCTAATCTTATAATTTTCTGAATTTAGGTACTTTAGAAGTTCAAGAGCAATTAATTTTGGATTTCCTTCACCACATGTATAAAAATCTGCTGAAATGCAACCATTTTCAGGCCATGTATGACATGAAACATGACTTTCTGAAAGTGCAATCACGATGGTACACCCTTGAGGTAGAAAACAATGAGAAAAAACATTCAAAATTGTCATGTTTGCACGTTGAATACCACTAATCATTACATTTTGTAACTCTTCAGCATCATTAATCAAATCAAAATTCACATCATAAACCTCAAGTAAGATGTGATTTCCCATTGAATTCTGATTCATTTCGCCATTTTCCGTAAAGACATATTTATTTTGACCATTTCATAGTCATTTTCAAGAATTTTCTTCAAGTATTCATCATCCCAAGCATCATAATACGCAGTTTTTGATAAAATTTCACGCATTTTAGTCAAAAATTGAGCATTTTGATACAAAATTAGGTTATATTGACCATTATTAGTCTGAATACCACCAATAAAACTTGGTTCATCTCTAAAATCATCAAAAAATTTGTATTTTGGATACTTCTGATTCAACTCTTCAATCTTATTTCTTGCAATATCCAAGTCCACATCATCCTCAATCACAAAAATCACGACACCAAACTCTTCTTCTAGAGGTTGAATGTCGTGAATTGAACAGTTTACGATTTTATAAGTATTTGCTTTGGCAAATGGACAAATTGAAAAACCTTTAAGGTCTGGATGTGATTGTTGAATTTGTTGTATCCAATTCTCCAGACCGTGATTCATCCTTTACCTTGTCCTCTATATGCCTTCCGTGCCTTATTTCGTGATGTCGCAGCATATTTGGTGTTCTTACCATCCCCTTGACGAGTGTTTTTGGGGCGAGATTCAATTACTTGCTTACCACTTGATGCTTTCTTAATTGCCATTGTTCAATTCTCCAATAAAAATTTCAGTTCTAAGTTGTTCAGGTTTTGGTTCACCTGTCTCATAATATTGGTTCGACAGGTCCATCATCTTATCAAAGTACTCCTCTTCTGTCAAGTTTGAAAAAAGAGTACTCTCATGATACTTGATGTTGTAGTATTCAGACATCACAAACACCTGATTTTCTCATGTCCAACTCGAATTCTTGGGTCACACCAAATCTCAAATCCTGCATCTTTTGCATCCAAACAGAACGATACATCTTCACCACACATGTCTTGAACTTCACCAGATTCAAAGACCTGCATCTTTGGTGCAAACCAAGGATACTTCATCTCAGGATGCTCAAATACACCATGCTTAATCAATACCCATCCAAATCCAGTATAATCTACAGTAAATGGTTTTCTACGCTTCGTAATACCCTCTACATTCTCATGATTCATCACTCCACCATTGCCACGGAAATCATCTTCATCTAACCAATGAGCAACAGAAGTAGTATAACCATCCTCAGTTGCATACCAACCTGCAGCAATATCCTTATCCATAAGTACAAGTTGCCAAAACTTCTCTGTATTGAATACAATGTCAGAGTCAATCCAAAGTTGCCAATCATACTGTAGTTTCCCATCCCAAGGAATTTGGTCAGGACCACGAAGAACATTTGCACCTAGACACTTACATCTCGCAAAATTCACCATTGATGAATAATCCTGAGAAATCTGAATACTCGCTCCAGATTGTACAAGGTCAAAACAAAGTTGAACGAAATTTTTTAAGTAAGTATATGAGACTCCTCTACCTGGGAGACAAAAGACAATGGACTTACCTCGAACCATTTCTCTTGCTTTATTATAATCCCACTCCGGTTCTTGTGAACTCTCAGGAGTCTTTGCTTTTACATTGAAACCCTTTGCCATAAATTTAAAAAAACTACTTCATATCATACAGTATTATCTATGTGGTGTCAACGAACCTCGGATAAAATTAAATCTGAACCTTCTAAGACAAACTCAATCTCAGTATCCTCATACCACTCTAATTCATTCATCAACGATTCTGGAATTTGAATGAAATACTCTCCACTAATTGGGTCAATCTCTATACGTCTAAAAATTTTGTCGCGGTTTTTTTTCATGTCTTGTATATAAAGTTTCGATTTCTATATATCGACCTTATGAGGAACTTTTTATGTTGGAAAATTTTTTATATGAGTCTTATATTTAACTAGCGAAAGCAAGACTTTGTAGCCTTAAGGGACCCTGCGACTTATAACCGCCGCTACGCGCCCACGGTATAACGATAACGTTATATAAGAACTGCTGATTGTAACGAATGGTCACATAAGGACTGCTTATCCATCAGAATCGCTGATGAGTGCTGCTGCCACTGATAAGGAGGACTCATCCATCAGAATCGCTGATGAGTCCCCCCCCGGATGTGTCAGCCCCGGATTGGCACATAGGTCACGGTCACCTCAGAGTAGAGGTGCTCACCGGGCGCCTCAGGGCCGAGCAGATGCTCCCGCAGGGCTGCAGCGTCGGCCATTGCCCTGGCCTCTGTAGCGTAGAGGCCGAACAGCTCCGGCGACGCGCCGGGGAGAGTGGTGAAGATGGCGAAGACTTCGGTCATGATCGGTGTCCGTTGCTTGTTAATAATACCACGGGGCGGGAGCCCACCTAGGAGCCCCCGTCACAATTGTTTAGAAACCCTCAGGCTGGGGAATCGGGGCCAGGTCGCCGGAGCGGCGAGCATCGGCCACAAGCCGCCCCAGGGAAAGCCCCAGCAGGTCAGGGGAGGAGATCACCTCCGTCAGGCGGGCGGCGAAGGCGGCGCTGGCACTGAACCCATAGGCCCTCTCAGTGTTGCTCTGGAAGATCACCTCAACCCCGCAGCCGTCGATCTCAATGTTGGCGATGGCGCCGGACTCGGCGGGGGTGAAGGAGCGGAAGATGGGAGCGGTTGCGGTGGTCATCGGTCGGCTCTGCGGTTGACTTGTTAATAATACCACGGGGCGGGAGCCCACCTAGGAGCCCCCGTTGCAATTGTTTAGAATCGGACGGCCAGCGGGCTGTGGGCCTCTGCCCCCATCAGAAGCCTCTCACGGGCTGCGGCCCGGCGGTCTGCCCGGTGCTGCGCTGCGGCTCTGGCGGCTGTGGCGGCCTTGTCACCCAGCCACTGGCGGCCCAGGCCGGTCACGGGCGTCAGGGTCATGCCCCGACCGCTGCCGCCTGCGCTGTTGCAGGCGCAGGAGCCCTTGACCCCATCGGCGCCAGCGCCGAGGTTACCAATTGCCTTGTGCTGGTTGTGCAGTGCCATGGGTCGGAGGTTGGTTGCTTGTTAATGATACCACGGGGCGGGAGCCCTTAGGAAGGCTCCCGGTTGCCTGTCAGGCTGGAGCGTTGCCGGCCTTCAGATGAGCCTTCACCAGCTCCAGGCTGCAGGGATAGTGGCGGGGCGTGGCCAGCGGGTTGGCCTTGCTGACCACAAACCAGCCACAATTGCAGCTGGCGCCGCAGATGAGCCACTGGCGCCAGCCGGTGGCACCGTAACCGGGAACCTCCGGCCCCTGGCCAACGTGTGCGGCGAACACCTTACGGGCACGCTCACGGGCTGCGGTGACGACGGTGGTGGCCATGGGTCGTTTGCGGTTGACTTGATAATTGTAGCACGGGGCGGGAGCCCTTAGGAAGGCTCCCGTTACAAACCTTAACCCTGCTGTGAGACCCAGCCGCTCACCGGGCATCGTTGCGGCTGCGGTCGCTGCCGGTTGGCCTGCTCCCGCAACTCAGCCGCCCAGAAGGCGGCATCGGCTGTGAAGAGACCTAGGCCGGCGAGCCCCACCTGAGAGTCGTCGGGGCGCAGCACGCCCCAGACGGTGCTGCGGGTCTCAATGTCGCTGGCTTGGATGAAGCGCATTGGTCGCTTGCGTTGGTTGACTTGTTAATCCTAAAGGGTCGGGAGGGGCCGTGTCCAGGCCCCTTGGCCGGTTCAGAGAGTGGCCCAGAGGGCATCAGTGATGACGTTAGCGGCGCCACCCAGGTCATCCCGGACAATCCGCCGGAGAATCTCCGCTCCCTCTGGGGTCTGTTGCAGCTGGCGGATGTTGTCGGCGGTGCGGGGGTCGCTGCTGGCGGCGTTCAGCACGGCCCCCACCAGCGCCAGGGCAGCGATGCTCAGGTCGGTGGCGGTGGCGGTGGCGGTGGCGGTGGCGGTGG